TTCCATCTGCTCCTGGTTTACCTGGTAGTCCATCGGCGCCATCACGACCTTTCCATCTCGTCCAGCGATAGTCAGTAGGATTTCTGCTATCTGTTGGATTAAAGTCAAAGTACACCCCAACAAAGGCTTTGTCAGTGTTTGTTTGACTGAATCCTCCGCCAGCAGCGTTATCAGCATAAGCCATGTGAGTGTACTGTGTACGACCGTCTGCCCCTTTTACTCCAGGAATGCCTTGGTCACCTTTTGGGCCTTGCAAACCTTGGATACCTTGTAAACCTCGCTCTCCCTTTTCGCCTTTTTCTCCTCTATCACCTTGAGGACCTCTAGGTCCTGGCTCTCCTCTATCTCCTTTTTGGCCAGTTTCACCCATTTTTGCAACAGAAAAACCTGTCTCAGAGGTGTTATCTGTGTAGCTCCAGGTTGTTTTAGTCCACAAATACTGCCCAGCTGGTACGCTAGGGATTTGAGATGCCCATCCACTAGATGGTGGAACAGTTCCTGATGTGGAACTAGCATAAACTACGGCTGTTGCACGAATGCCAACGCCGTCCTTGCCAGCGACACCATCTCTACCAGTATTTCCGTCTCTACCAATCCTAGCTACTGAGTAGCCTGTCTCAGAGGTGTTGTCTGTGTAATTCCAAGTTGTTTTAGTCCAAAGATATTGTCCAGCTTGAATAACTGGAACAGAACTTGCCCATCCAGAGTTTGGAGCGTTAGTTCCTGAGGTAGATGGTGCATAAGTGATTACAGTGGAATGCAAGCCCACACCATTCTTACCAGCAACACCGTCCTTGCCTGGGTCACCTTTGTCTCCTTTAGGGCCATTTAAACCGTCTGATACATTTACTAGAGAAATTTCATCTACTGCAACTTCTTCATTATCAATGTAAGCTGCAACCGTCAAAGTAACTGCAGTAGTAACATCTCGACCTCTTACTGTATAGGTCATACCAGTAGTGATGTTGCCATTCAAGCTCCATCTCCAGCTCACGCCAGCGGTTATTAATTTCCCACCCTTATATAGTGTAGGAGTGATAACACTTTCTCCAGTTTGATTTTTAAAGATGATGCCGTTATTAGTGGATAACTTGACAATATAAGGTTTAGATTGTTCAAATAAGCGCTCAAGTACCTCTTGTATTCCATCTGACAACTGATTTTCAAGGGCTTTAAAGTTTGAAAATATTGTTTTGTTGCTTGCTGGATTTGAAAAGCTGATTTTCTGTTCAGTAACTCGCGCTTGAACTACTAGCAAAGGATTGAATCCTGAATCATGAATTTTGACTGTATCGCCGATTTCGACATCGACAAAGCCATCGACTTCATAAGTGATTGCTGGATAACAATGTTTTTTCAGTTCATTATATGCTAGACGCCTTAATTCATTAGGGTTATCAGTATCATAGCTAAAATCTTTTCTTATGTACTGATCTAGTTCACCTGTTGAATTTGTGAAAGTTGACGGATAAAGTTGCATAGAGATAGGAGCAACAAGATGAGCTCCTAATTGATAAAACTCACAAATCCCCTCCTTGTTGTATTTTTTCCATTCATCAAGTCCCTGTATGGTAACTATTTCTTCAACTTCCTCACCTTTATTATTTTTAACTCGTCTTTTTCCTGTTGGTTTGATTGAGTTAAAAATGCCAGTTTTATCAACTTTTCTAGTGATAGAATTGATATTTTTGCCATATTTTAACTGTATATCGTTTCTGATACGGCCTACGCCTTGATGGTTGTCATCGTTTTCATGATAGACATTGATAGAGAATTTCTTAATTGTACTGTCAGTGTTTAACTGTGTGTCAAACTCAATCTCAGCGTCAAAGCGTTTAGCAAGGCTTAATAGACGGGCTAGTTTGGTTTCTTGCCCCTCCCATTCCAGAGTACGCTTGTAATCTGAAATTTCATTGATGCCGATGGATAGGTGAGTATAGTTTAACAAGCCCATAGCCTCACAATATTCAGCAAAGCTCATAGCCTTTGTAGCCTTGTAAGGGTTGGTTATCTCATTGATAAGCTCAAGATTGAGGTTTTCGCAATAACATTTAATTGTCTGCTCATTTTCTTCAACCTGCATAACGTTGAAAATAAAGCTCTTGCCATGATATTTGAAAGATACCCACGCCCGTTCATTCAGATAAGAATAGGCTTTTTGGGTTGGAGTGTCTGACTTAATAGCCTTTTTAAATACAGTAAATTCAAAAGTAGATGATCCTGTTTGTAAGCTTCTATTCCATGTATCACCATAATAATTAAGTGTACTTTGTTTGCGGTTATCAACAAAAGCAACCTTTTGTAAGTTTGCATCATGAATTGTTAAAAGCATTATAGCCACCTTTCTTCAAATTCGATTGTCACGGTTGGTTTTTTCTTTATAAAACTTGAAAAATACATCTCAAGTTTAGAATTTCCAGGCGGTATAGATAGCCATTGTGAGCCATCGACAACCTCTTCAGCTTTAGCGATTCCGTCAATATAGACCGTATCATCTTCACTGTTAATTACAACATTTGAACCGATAGGATAGCGATTAGGAATGTCTCTTGATGCTTGCACAAAGTCCTTACGATACATCAACTCATCAAGATATAAGTGAGGGATGATTGGCTTTCCGTGAAAAGCGCCTATCGTGACATGGATTTTAGCTGACTTTTTGCCCCTGATTTCAGGGACGACAAAATTATAGTATGAACCGTTGTAGTAAACTTGGATTTTCTCATCATTTCGCTTAATTTCAAACTGTCCTCTTGATAATGTAAAAGGATTTCTATTGCTATCGCTAGATGAGTCAAAATCCAAAGTATTGAGAAAGTTATAATCTCCGTTATTATTAGTGGCAAAGACATTAAATCCACAATATAGACCGTTATATCTCTTGTAAGTTTCAACCCCATACAAAAACTGACCTGCTGTATCAGATACAGCCACCTTGATAAAGCCACATTGAGCTATTGACTCAAGTTGATAGACTAATTTACAAAAAATATAATCATTTAGAGAGCCTTTTTGACCTGTTGAGTCAGCTGGTATCTCCCATGATAAGCCTGTTGAATAGCTTTTATTATATGTTCCGCTAAACTGTTCTCTTAATTTGACACGTTTCTTACTGCCTGTTGTAATTAGCTCCGATGTCCCAATTAAATTCTCTGAACCATTAGTCACTGAGCTATTTTTTACTGCTTGCGTCAACCCTTGAGCGATTTTGTCGCCTCGAAAGTCAAGCAAGACCTCAGAGCGCTTTACTGTTTCAGTATCAGCCTCCTCACGGTTTCCCATCTCAAAAGCCGTATTATTATTGACAAGACCTATATATCCATTTTCAGCATTATGCTTAACTCTGATAATTGGAAAGGCCTCAACCGTCCCATTGTTTACTAAGTCAAAAACCATTTTATCGGTTGTAGTTTGTGCATTTGAATCGCTATTGAAATTCTTATAAGCTGAGCTATGGGCTACACCGTCTGGAATCAAAAACTTAATCTCTGAACGTTGTAACCATCTAGCGATATTATCTGTTGTAACGTCATCAACTGGAAATCCTAGGTAATATTTATCAGGTTCATCTCCATACGTGATTTTTACTGGTTCTAGCACATTTAGAACGCCTGCAAGCTCATGTTTTAATTGCTCCATAGCACGCCCATCTGTCGCCATCATTGTAAACTTGATAGTATGCTCTTTTTCACCAATCTTTACCTGTTGGATATTTACCCCCAAAAGAGGGGCGTTATCAGTTGATACGCTCCTCTTGTTCCCAATGGGACGGATAATATCAGTAATTTTAAAATATTTAGACATATCAACACCGTTGAAAGTCATGATTTTTGCCATACTAATATTCCTCTCATTCTATTATCTCTTCTATTCTGTTCAGCTTGCTCTCTAGCGAACTTGTCACTTGTTTTAGCTACTAGAGTTCCATCGTTAAGAACCATTTGCGCTGGGCGTTTTGCAGCCGTTTCTGCCACATCTAAGGCTTTCTCTAGCAATTCGCTAGACTTGTCCATAGTGACCTTGATTTTCTCAGCTATTGTCTGCTTACTACTTTGCTTAATAGTCACTTGAGCACCTAATTTTTTATTCAAATCTAGAGCTATTTCTGGTCTAGTATCAATCATCATGCTTTCTTTTAATCGCAACATTGATCTTTTAACAACGCCAGCATCCGCATCGATACCAACAGCAATACCTTGAGGGATAAATCGTCCCACTTCATCACGCATAACACGAGATGGACTATGGATATCTAGTGCACTCTTGATGGTGTTTTTTACCCTTTCAGCAATTGAGTTAGCTGTTGCCATAACTGAACTAGAGCCACTCCAAAGCCCTGTATTAAGACCAGACATCGCCATTTCACCAATGTATGTGAAATCACTCTGCAAACTATCAAATGGTTTCTTAATCTGATTGGCTAAGTTAGTAACAGATGATACAGGTTGATTGGTACCTTTATCTACCCCCTCGGCTAGACCTGTTGTAATATGACCACCGTATTCATTAAATACACGGGATGGAGAATGGATGTCCATTTCACTTGTAAAGGATTCTTTTATATTATTGGCCATGTTTTTAGAAGATTCTCCAGCGGTAGAAGCTCCTTGTTCTATCCCTTGACTGACCCCGTTGGGGATTTCTTGCCCCAAACTAGAAAAGTCAGCGGCCGCAATTTCTTCTTGCAAACTCGATACTTGACTTTGTACAATGCCCCTGATCTTGTCTGTGATACCCAAAGCACCCGTATCCATACCAGCAGTCAAGCCATTCATAGCTGACTCACCACCTTGAGTAAAGACTTCGTTCAAAGTTGCTAACTTTTCATCTGATGCGTTGACAAGTTCTTGAACGTACAGCCCACCTTGAGGCCCCATCTGTTGCAATTTAGCCAAAATCCCCTCATTTACTCCGCGTTCGGCTAGTGTATTGAGGTTTGTCGCCCAATTATTGACCGCTTCTTGGTTTTTTTGGAGATTTGCAATCATTTCATCGACACTAATAGCTGACTTCATTTGTATCTGATCAAACATGTTCGTTGTGGTTTCAAGCAACTCATTGTATTTAGAGCGCATATCATCAACCGCTTTTTGTTGAGCTTTAGACATACCTTCATATGATATAACTTGTCGATTAGACCCATTTTCAGCAGCTGTTGCCATTGATTCAGATGCCGCCTGTTGAACTTGAGATGTTTTTTCGTACTCGGTTTGCAATTCTGTCTGAGTATTTTTAAGCTCAGTTTCCTTGTCGTTGAGTTCTTGCAGTTTTTCTTTACGAACACTATCGCTAACATTGGATTCTTCATTCCACTTATTACGTTGTTCTGCAATCTGCTTCAGTTGTTCGCCTACCTCAGCACGTTTCTGCTCAATCTCTAACAGATTCTTTTGGGTTGCCGCCCATGTTGATTCTGCCTCCATCGCTGAGATTCTAGCTTTGATTTGGTCGCTGTTATGAGACAAAGAATCGGTATTTTTGTCATAAACTAGATTCAAGCCACTAACAGAGGCATTCAAAGCATCAATCTTTTTCTTGAGGTTTGTCTTTTCAGCTGCTGTCTTATTTGTCTTTTGTGATAACTGGACAATTTCGTCAGCCAATTTTTGATAAGATTCTGTATTACCTTTTACAGATTCAAGATTTTTTTGACGTTCTTGTGCACTTTGTTTAACAGAATCTGTTAATTGATCCGTACTCTTGACTAACTCCTCTTGTTCCGATTTAAGGCGTTTTGTTTCTTCACTTTCAGCAGTCAGCCATTGCCACAACCCTACCAATGCCCCAACAGCAAGACCTACACCAGTAACAACCCAACCAATCGGACCAGTTAAAGCTGTCAATGCTGCTTTAAATGCTGTCGTTGCAGCAGTCGCGGTAATAGTTGCAGCAGTTTGCAAACTAATAGCACCGGTCAATACACCATAAAGTAAATTAGACGCTGTCAAAGCTCCGTTATTTGCCAAGTTGGCGACCATTTGAGCTTTTGTTACCGAACCACAAGTTGCTTGTGCAGCAGTCATTAAGTTAATAATCTGTATTGCCCCTGCTGCTGTCGTTTTGAATGTTTGCCAGGTATTAATTAAGTTTTTTGTTGCAGTTATAGTGTCGTTAGCGACACGCATAGTTACCAAAGCAGCAACTAAACCGATAATAGCCGGTGTCAAAAATGAGATTACAGAAACTCCAGTACCCAAAATACTAAACAAAGTCTGAAAAACAGGCGTACTAGCTTTAATAACATTGACAATCACACCAAAAGCGGCATTGATGATTACTTTCAATGCATCAAAGTTCTCAGCAATTGTTTTTCCTGTTGCTGCCTTTGTCAAGTCATCAAGGGCTTTGATTGTGTTAGCTACTCCCTTAACAACCGCATTTTTTAAGTTGCCAAAAGAGGTCTGAATCCCTTTACTATTAGATTTAGCAAGTTCAGCAAAACCACCAACGCCACCATTCAATTCAACCAATTTGCTTGAAAATTGGTCGAAAGTGATACGCCCCTCTTTTAATACAGAATAGAAATCATTCTGAGCAGATTGCCCTGCAAAACCGAAAGACTCAGCTGTCTTTTGCAAAGCGTAGGGCATTGTTTCTTGCAACGTTTTCCACGATTGCATATCAACCTTACCAGCTGATAACATCTGACTGAACTGTTGCAAACCACGGCTTGCATCCGCGCTAGATGATCCAGAGGCAAGAAATGCATTATTAAGAGCAAGTGTTAGATCTGTTGATTTGTTGATGTCTCCAGTAATCGAGGTAAGGCGTTGAGCTGTACCAACTACTTCGTTCAAAGTCGTAGGCAAACCCTCAATCCCATTAGCAAGCTTTTTAGTTGAGCGTGTTACATCCTCGGTACTGTGTCCCATTGCTTTCATCACTCGTGGATAACTCTCAAGGGTATCAAACCGCTGAATAGCACTTCCTAAAGCCTCTCCCAAAAGTTCAGCGCCTTTAGCGGCAAGTTGGAAAACTGCACTACCAACCGCAAATTTCTTTAGGGAGCTACTCCCTCTATCACCTTTCTGTGCCGTTTTATCTAACTCATCGTTTAGAACCTTGACTTTATTGCCATCAACGTCTACAACGATGGTAACTTTTCCATCAGCCATTATCTTCTCCCTCCTTTCCTAAACTATATTTAGCTTGTAATTTTCGCATTTTATTCTTATCCCCACCATGTTCTGGTTTCCATGCTCGGATTTCTATAATCTGTTGCATGATTGTGTTATCTGGCAAAGCGTTTAAAAGTGCTTTAAATTCTGTCCATGTCAACTTATTTTGAGACTTTAAAAGATTGATACCGTAGGCTTGCAAAAAACTAGCGTAAATGTATTCCGCATCTTGTTCAAAATCAATCAATTTTTCGTGTTCTTCTTCATCTTTTGCTGTTGGCATTGGATTGCCTAACAAATCATACTGAACGGTTTCTTTTTCAATTTCTAAAAAATGCTCTTTTATGTAAATCCAACAATCCACAACCTCTTTAATGTCGTATAATTCTTGGCCAGTTAGCAAATGGACAATCAACTGAGCTTGTTCTAGATGCGTCATTTCCTCCTCTTTCAAGATTTCAAAGACATCCAGAACCTTATTAAAAGACAGGTCTATGTCATACTCCTTATCAGCAATAGAAAAATTTGTGATTAAAGCATCATTTAATTTCATAGACATAATTTTTTACCTAGCTATTTCTTTTTATTCTTTTTGTGTTTCTTGTTGTTCTTATTTTGAGGAGCTTTCCCTTTGTTTAAATAGTGACTAGCACGCTCTTTCACCACCGTTTTGTGTTGCTCAGCAACTTCTTCCAACTTGTCATGCAACATGATTGCAGTCTGTTCTAGAGCGTTATTTAGGGCGTTATAATCTGGATATACAGAATATAACTTGTCAAATGTACCGTCGCCAAAAATAAGATCATATTGAATTTCAAGCTGTTTCTTCTCTAGTTCAATAGCCCCAGCAACTACTTCTTTAGTTACTCCATCACGCTCAATTTTGTTATCGATATTTGCAGATACCACATCTAATTCATATTGGACAAGGCGACGTTTTAGTTCTTCTTCCATGTCATAAAAGCGCATTAAGCTCTCTTGACTTGTATCAAACCATAGCTCTACTTCTCCGATTTTTACTGGAAATCCTGTACGTTTTAGTTCAATCTGAATATCTGTCATGTTTCTACTCCTTTATCTTGTAAAAAAGGGCAAGGCTCAATGCCCGCCCTTATCAAAAGTTATTACCCAATACCTGTTTCTTTTGGCGTTGAGTTGTAAGAAAGCTTACATCCAAACGCCTCATAGTCAGAGGCAGCGCCAGAACCTGCTTTGATTTCTGTTGCTGTTGCAGCTCCCACCCATTGTTTTTTCTTATCAGAAGAAACAACCTTGTGCCATAGCTTACGGTCATCCCCTGTTTTGTACTTCATGCCAGCAATAAGGGCTTGTGCTTTATCGTCTGGATCATAAGTACCCTCAAAGGTATAAGCACCTTTTACGCTGACCACGGTTGTTTCTTCAACTCCGTCACCATCGTAGTATGCTTGGTCATCTGTTTTCTCATCTGTATCATCTGATACGTCTGAGATCCATTTAGCAAGTTCCAACCATGCATCTTCTGTTGATGGTTCAGTTCCTCCGTTGTACGGAGCTACAAAATGGCCACGTAGGGCGTTTTTTTGTCTTGTCATTGTTTTTTCCTCTCTATTACGATTTTCGCCACAATTTCAATTGTGTAATAATAATAGCCTTGCTCATCCTTGCCTTTCATGGCAGGCCTGCTGACTTCCATTCCCATATATTCATAAGAATTATTGTCACTTGGCAAAACTAAGTCTATCTTTGCTAGTTCTGATGTGACTAACCAGATAGTGTCATTGGCTACTGTGTTCTTTTTTGCCTTTACAGCAATTTCAAACGGCAAAGAAACTTCTTGTGTACCATCCATATACTCTCTGTCCACTTTTCCGCCTGGTATCTGATTGATAACCAGGTCATCTTTGTCATCCTCAAAATAATCAAAGCGTGGTTGAATTGGTAAATTTAAAGTCTTGATATGCTTTAAAAGTACATTTTGAAAGTCATTCTCTCGCATCAAAGCCCCATCCCTTTCACAAATTCTCTAGCCCATTCTTCGGCATGATTGCGAGTAGCAACTTGATCCCATCGTTTTCCTGTCCCTGGAGTGGTATATCTCCTAAAGGTGACAATACCATTTGAACCGTAAAATTGTGCCCTAGCATAAACTGTGCCATAAACAACAGCATCACCCTGTCCAACGATTCGGCCAGAAGCTCTCAACTTTCCACCTCTCAAGGGGATATATTGCTCATTGTCTAGCAAGATTTTGCTAGCGACTGCAACCTTTCCTCTTGTCATGGATTCGCTCGAAAGTTTCTGTTTAGCTTTTTGCAAGTCAACTTTAATGGCGATACTCATTAGATCACCTCAATTTCTTGACTGAATATCTCTCCATCATAATAGTTAGTTTGATATCCATTAATTGTGTAATTCCTTATCCCATCGTTTACTTTTGCACCCATCCAATTATCATCGGCTGTCACAAAAGAAAGGGATGGATAGAGGTATATAACCCCTTGTTTTTGCCTTGATTTTAAATTCCCTGTACCAGATTTTGAGTTACGATTACCAGATGACCCCACTGATCTATCAAAACGTACATTTTTAATAGTCAACGGCTCTGAATATACTTCATCCCCATAATCATTTTTGCCAGTTACTTTCTTTATGGTTATGACATCCTTTAACAAACGCTTGTCAATCCCTTTTAATAGTCGCTTATCTATCATAATCAACTCCAACAATTAAGCTAAATCCAGCTTGTTTCAGGGCATTTTCAGCATCAAAGCAAAGGTTGAATTGTTGGCCTGCTGAAAATCGTTGTTTATTGCCGTAATTAATTGATGTACGACCAATAGATACGCTTGTCATGGTTTGTTTTTCATCAGCTGTCATGATGCCAGAGTTGTTCAAATAATCAATCTGAAAACCCATAGCTAGCTTTACAGCAGATTTGCGATACTCAACCTCTTTCTCAAAGTCAATATGTTTTTGATAAATTCCTTGAGTATAGAGATTGATAGCAATTTCTGCTCGTTTAGCTAACTTGTCAAAATCCGTTACATCATCAAAGCCTAAGTCAGTAACAAACTCATCTTTCGTTAAATAAGTCATGCGTAACCTCCCTTAAAAATAAAGGGTGTTGCCACCCCTTATTTATTCAGCTTGCTCAAATTGTGTGGGCACATCTTCTACAAGCTCTAAAACTGCATCGACATCCGGAAATGTTTGCTTGAGGTCTTTATTGACTTGATCGGCATAATTCGGTTCAAGCTCAACAAATTCTCCCTCTTTCGCATAAATACCAGGTGTCTTTAAAATTAGGTTCTTAATTGCTTTATACTTAGCCATTATTCTTTACCTTTATCCTTAGTTTCCTTTGGTGTTTCAAGCTCGCCACCATCTTCCACCAATTCCTCAAAGCCATCTTCCACCAATTCCTCAAAGCCATCTGCCATAAGTTGCACCTCAAGCTCACTACCCTCTTGCACGGTATAAACTTGATTTTCTTTGATGTATTTCTTCATCTGCTACCTCCTATGCTGATTTATGTGAAACGTAAATCCCATCTTCTTGAGATTTCAAGACAAACAAGTCATGGTACAAACGGTTTTGGTATAGGTAACCATCACCCTCTGTGTGTTGCCCAGGAGCAAAGAGATAGATAGAGTTAAATTTGGCCTTAGCAATGATAGCTGTCTTAGCCACGATCAAGAAATTGATATCTTTACCGCCACCAGCTTTCACAAATCCAGTTGTGAAATCAAATTGAGTTTTGAAACGTGCATCATCCCAAACCTCGATAAGTTGCACTCCATCTAGCGATGTTACACGTGTGTCAATTCCTTGAGGTGATGTAGTAGCGATTGCGCGTGTAAAGTCTTTAGCACGCTCTAGGGCATCCATTACCTCGCTAGATACATACATGACAAGGTTTGATGCTCCATATTTACGCATTGGCAAAATAGCAGCTTTCAAGATTCCATAGACATTCTCCGGTGTAATGCTATCTTCTTGTTTGAAATGATGACCATTAATTGCAGCTGTTGCAATTTTAGAAAAGCGGTAAGCATCAACTTCTGGTGTTGCATGTTCTGAAATGAATGTATTTGAGATGTTAGCAACTGAAAGCTCTTGGTTTGTTTCGTCAACATCTGCTGTATCAACAAAAAACTCAACATCTCGGTCAAATCCAAGAGTATAAACGTTTTTATCGTTTGATACTGTACCTGAGTTGTAACCCTTAGAGCGTGTATGTGCCTTATATCCTGTTACAGAGATTGTTGGCAATTCAAATGATTTTGCGCCGAGCCAATTTACTTTTGGCGTTTCAAGAATGGCAGTCAATGAGCCTTGCATGAGGCGTTTTTCAAACTGCCCCTCATGTTTTGTGATGTAATTGATTGACATCTACTATTCCTCCTTTTTATTCTGTTAGCCCTAATGCCTGTGCAAAGGCATCTGGTGCTGGGTCTGTTGCTGTTGGATTTCCAAACGCAACGATATTTGGGTTAGGCTTGCCATCTTCTTCTGCTTTAAAAAGATATGGGTCACTTTCCTTTAGACCATTGAGGATGTCATCTAGTTTAGGTTTGCCACTGTCATCTAGTTCAATGGCATCAACATCAATAAACTTCATCAAGGTTGATGGATTGTGTGCTGTGGTATCTTTCAAAGCAAGGTTGATAGCATTCACCTTATTTGTTTTTGCCAGTTCATCAGCAGCCTCTTGTTTATACTTGTCATAATCTGCTTGCAATTTATCAATCGCCTCTTTTTGTTCAGCGCTGATACTTTCAAGCGATTTCAAGTTTTCAACTTGCTCCTCTGCTTTTTGCAACTGGTCTTTCAGACTATCTCTTTCTTTGGTGATAGTTTCCAAGGCTGATTTGTCCTCGTTGAGCTCTTTTCCTCGCAAGGCAAAGACTGATTTAGCCTGTTCCTCTGTCAATCCAAGTTTGAGTAGTTCCTCTGTTGTAAATGCCATTTGTACCTCCTTAGTTCTTTTTAGGTGGACAACTCCCACCGAAAAGCAAAATATTATTTACTATTTCAGTTTACTTTGGATGGAATGGGATTTTTTACGGTTTTAGGCACAAAAAAAGAGGGTTGTTTAGTAACCCTCTTGATAATTAGATATATGCTCTTTCTCTACTGTAATCACGGCTTAAAAATTCGTGTTGTTCTACAAGAGCTCTTATTTTCCCTTGATAAGCTCTAACTTTTAGCCTCTCAGCTTGTATCAGATTATCATCACCTAATGTACTAGCATAGTGCAATCTTTCTTTGTGATGCTTGATATTGCGCTCTAAGGCTCTTTGTTTAGCCTCGATGCGTGCATTTTCTTCTGCCTGTTCTGGCGTTAGGTCTTTCATATAGTCTGGCAAGTCTGGTATTTCATTTACTCCTACGATAAAAGGCGTAAGATAATGACCACAATGGACACCTAGACATCCCCCAGCAGTACCAAAACCATAATCTAGCAAACTATGAATAGTAAGGCCATTTATTGTTCTGCCTTGACCTTTAGTGACAATCTTACCTTGCAATGGAGCACATGCAGCTCTAGCAGACGACTTGATAGAATAGTAAAAAGTATCTATCCCTAATTCCTCTGCAGGCCTCGTACGCATATCATTGTAAACCCTGTAAGTTGTCGTTTTGATAATTGCTCTGGCATAGCTATCTGCTCGCCACTCTCTCCCTGCGCTGTCAGTAAATCCAGTAAAGCCCTTTTTTTGCCACGACATGATAGTATCATTTAATGCTCTATCACTCGTTTTAGTGCCTGCTACCACTTGTGCTACTGTCTGCTCTACAACCGATTTGAAAACAGTCTGTATGCTTGCTGGTAATGTTGAATTGATAAGATTAAGGTCACTTATAGCTTGTTGAGTATAGGACTCAAGAGCATCAATTACACCATTTCTAACTTTGCCACTAGATTCTCTTTTTAAATCTTCCTCCAGTTGCTCCTTTGTGTCCTTATAGACCTTTAACCCCTCATTAGCAATAACTTCTCTCAAAAGACTTTCAGCAATCCCTGTACGCTCAACAATAATCTTTAAGTTCTCCTCATTTAGCATGTACATATCGTTGAGCTTTTCTAGTTGCCATATATACGGATTTTTTGCAAGGTCAGCATTGCCACGCTCTTTAAGTCGTTTTATCATGCTATCAAACAACTCAATTTGCATTTTAGAGTAAATGTCACTCACGCCCTGCATGTGCAAAGAAAATCGCTGATCATTTAGAGTTGGCATTTTACGTTTATCAGTCATTTTCAACTCCTTATGTGTCGTTTATTGTAATTTATAGCAGTTTATAGCTCTCCCTCTTCTGCTTTCTTCTCTGTTTTTCCATACAAAGCAAGCTCTGCATCGCTCTCTGGTGGCAATTCCCCATTGATTTCAGCAAGTTCTTTCTCTGCTTCTTCATTTGTGATGTTCAATACTTTAGCAATACCTCTTTTCTGTGTCGCAAATCCAGCTGCTACCATCTTCATCCAGTAATCAAGCTCTGCATGCCTATCAGTAAATACACCATCATCCAAATTAACTGAAATATCATCAAGCTCTGGAATTTCTCCACTGTAAATACCTACCGCTTTGCCTAACTCACACATAGAAACACAAAGCTCTTTGATAGCTTGCTCAACAAGTGCAACAATGCTATTTCGCATTTGGTAAGTGTCTGAGTTCTCACTTACAATTTCCGTTGCTGTCTTGACCCCTTGCCCATCAAATGTAAACATGCCACTAGATACACCAATTTGCATTTCAAATAGTTTAAGCCCCTCTGAAATAGCTGAAATATAATCTGATGAGCGGATAGGAGTTGTAAGGTCAATAATGCTACCACTATCCATATTGCCTGCTCCTACTTGCATGTAAACATTTTGGTCAGTATCAAAACGTCGCTTAAATTTGATTTCACCGTGGATATCTTGTACTTTGAGTTGCGTTATTTGCTCAGGCACAATCACGCGCCTTTGACCCATTTTAATTTCCCACATAAATTCATCGTACGTGCGATTGATAAAATCAATAGTGGTCTTGGCGTTATCAAAGATAGATAAACCAAGAGGGCTGTTGATATCCTTGTTATTCATCCCTGGTGTCTTGAGATAAACAAACAATGGGCGTGATAGTCCTTGTATCGTTGTTACTGGTTGCAAGTCAGGATATAGCTCACTCAAATTTACACGATCACCCAGCGTGCCGTCTGATGTTGATTTGTAAAGCTCGTTAGTAATGCGGTATAGGTTCTTATCCTTTGTACTCCCTACCTCTTTGCCATCTTGAGTTACCCACTCATGAAACTCAACTAACGTATAATATACATTCTTTTTGCTCTCTGACTTAATTGTATTTGTGAGGATTGCCGCACTTGATACATCCTGTGTATTGCTTTGTAATGGCAAAAATACTGGTGCTTGAATAAATGCCACTCTAACCTTATCTCCATCAATATAAGGTCTCATAGCAAGCCCACCCAAAGCCAGACAACTCTCTAAATATCGCTCAAAGTTTTTGTTAAAGCGATCATTGCCTAGCATATTATCAAGAAAATTATTTAGTGTCTCATCCTCTGCTGTAATTGCCGCTTGCTCGTTGTAAACAAGGCTGGCAATCTTTTTAGCTGCAGTTCGTGCAATCGGTAAGTGTTGTATCTTTCTACGCTTTCTGTCGCCATCGGTGTTGATGTACTCCACATCATCAAATTTAGATTGATAGTAAGCTAGATTGAGCTGTATCCTGTTAAATTCGGATTGTGTTACAGCTACCTTTGGGTGCTCCAAGATACTGTTTAGGTTCGATGTTTCCATGTTATACCTCCCACGGTTGAAAAAGTCTTTTACTTTTTGAATTAAGTTCATTGTTGCCCTCCTTATGAATTACCAACACGCAAACCAAGTATCTTAGAATTGTCTAGTATAAAATACTGGGCAACATCGCATGTATGGTCATCATCTTTAATGACATTTGGGCTATCGGACTGCAGTGTCTTTTCATCCCATCTGTACATCTTATGTTCTTCAATAAATACCTTGTTATTCTCTGTATCAAGGTAATAAAAGCGACCTTGTGCTAATAGCGATTGGAATGTATCAATCATTGTCACTTTCTTCAATTTAGCCACCGGATGCCATCTAATACTGAAATCAAGATACATCTGGTTTCTCAATGCTCCCTCTGCGCTATCAATCGTATATTGCAAGATAGGTACTCTGTACTTGCTGACAACAGATTGTATAAAGCCGTTGATGTCCTGTGATAGTTGGCTAGGTGCTTTCTTTATCACTTGGCCAGCTGGTGAGTAATACCAGGTATCAAGTAAGATAACCTTACCTTTAGCAGTTATCCCAAAAGCACAACATGCAGTAGCTGATTGCTGATGCCCACCGTCCAATGCAAAAGATATACCTATCAACCTATCATCACTAGGCAAAGCATCTAACGGGTGAAATGTACTCATGTTATAGATATTATTCCCTAAACCAACTGACTCACCTAGATAGACATACCTGTAATAATCATAGTCATTCTTTTTTATACGCTCGATATCAGCTAACATCTGATCATTTACAAACCCCAACTCATCATCAAGATAAGTGCTAGAATGGCATAAGTAATTATCTAGCGTGTTCATTTCCTCATACCACTCATTTATCCAACTGTACGGATTTATAGGAGGGTTATATGACCAAAAGATTTTAACAAATTGAGCGCGTGGATGTTTCTGCCTCATAAATGTAATGTTGGTCTGGTCAAATTCTTCTGCGCTTGAAAATTCAGCAGCCTCTTCATACCAAACCGCAATAATATTCCCAATGTTGTTGGATTTCAACTTTTGATAGTCATCGAGGCCGTAAAAATAAAATGTTGAGCCTGTCTTTTTGTGACTTATCTTAAATGGGCTGACTGTCATCTTAAAACGACTAGTTAGACCAAACAACGATAGTCCCCATTGGATTTGATTGTAAACACTATCACGGATTGTATTAGCTACTTTACGGATAATTACAATATTGGCAGTTTCACCTCTTATGATGTACCAGGTCATCATGACAATCAGCTTTAAGGTAATAACTGATGATTTGAATGAGTTTCGCCCACCTTTCAAAATGTTGTAAGGTTTCTTGGATTTCCAAACACTCTTGAAATGAGGATTGACATTTTTTTGAATATCAATTATCTTCATCGTCACCCTCCCAACTGTCAATAATTGTGATGGTGTCATCTTCCATTTGTGTATCTATCAACTGTGATTTTAATTTCTCAATCTCAAGCTCTAGTTTTTCAGATTGTTTAGCTGTTGGATATCGTTTCAAGATTTCAGTAATAGCTTTAATAACTGTTGCATTATCTGCTTTCTTAATATGTCTTTCTACTTTTCCTGTTGTTGGATTAAGTATCAAAATCTCCTCATCTCGTTTACCTCTAGCGATTTCAGAAAGGATATAGAGCGCCTCTGTCGCATCCATGATATTTGACTTATGCAGCTCTTGCATCTGCTTATTTATGTACTCTTTTATCCCAACATTTCCCAACAGTTCGGTAATACGATTATTGGCATAACTCTCACTATAACCAGCCTTAATTGCTGATTGATAGCCGTTTCCTGTCTTTATGTACTCATCTGCAAAGCGCCTCTGTCTTTCATTCATTCGCTCCCTCCTTTCCAACAAAAAATCACAAGTATTGCTACTCATGATTTCATTTTATATGCTAAAAGAGGGGATGTTTTACTGTTATTTTTGATTTAAGGCGCAAAAAAAGCCCCAATTAAGGGGCTAGATACAGCGCAATGACACGGATTCGCACCGTGGCTACCTCTATCAAGGTGTACTCCTTCTATACTATCCCTTGCGCTTTCTATTATAATTATACCACTCTTTCATCACTCTAGCAACCATCTTCTTCTCTTTAGTGGTCAGATTTGTAGCACCTTTCTTACTTACTTCATATTCAGCATGGAAATAACCGTGGTGAGTATGGGGCTGCATCTTTTTATGTTCATGGTCTAAATCTATCTGCTTACTACGTTTATTATTCGTATCATTGTATGTGATGCTTTTCAAGGTGTTTTTATGCTTATCAACTAATACATATACTCTACCTTTGGTCATGGTTTCCATAGGTGCTACTTGTCCACCACTGCCATTTTGAGTGACAAATTTTATATTACCTGCTGTATGCAAGGTACTATATTCTGTCCCATACTTTTT